ATGGTTAAGAAGATGCGCGGCGGCGGCATGGTTAAGAAGATGCGCGGCGGCGGCATGGTAAAGAAAAGCAAGTAAATGGCACTTTCCGGTAGCACTGATTTTGAACTGGATGTTTCCGAGTATATAGAGGAAGCGTTTGAGCGTTGTGGGCTTGAGGTCAGGACTGGCTATGACCTCAAGACAGCGCGTCGTTCCTTAAACTTGATGCTGGCGGAATGGGCTAACCGCGGGTTAAACCAGTGGACGATTGCTCAACGCACCGAAGCAATGGTGTCAGGGACTGGGGAGTATACTTTAGGGGCAGATGTAATAGACATTCTTTCTGTTGTTGTACGCAGAAGCGGTACGGACTATGCCTTAGAACGGATTAGCCGGGACGCTTACTTATCTATCCCCACAAAAACGACTACGGGCAGATCCAGTCAATTTTTCTTGGATCGCCAAATAACTCCTGTTCTAAAGCTGTGGCCTGTACCGGATAACAGCACCGATGTCGTTTATTATGATGCTTTGACCCGCATGAATGACGCGGATGCTGCTGTAAACACAATGGAAATACCCTTCCGTTTTTATCCTTGTTTGGCCGCAGGTCTGGCTTATTACATAGCCATAAAACGAGCGCCAGAAAGAATACAGCTTTTGAAGGCCGTTTATGAAGAAGAGTTTGATCGGGCTATGACAGAGGATAGGGATCGCGCTTCGTTTAATGTTGCCCCTAGTTTAGACTACTATAGGACGTAACTATGGCAAAGTTTGCAACGGGGAAAAATGCTTGGGGTATTTCGGACCGATCCGGTTTCCGATACCTGCTTCGAGAAATGCGAAGAGAGTGGAACGGATTACTTGTTGGGAAAGATGAGTTTGAAACAAAACAGCCGCAGCTAGAGCCGTTACGCCCGCCTCCAGAGCCACAAGCGCTTAAAGACCCAAGGCCGGACACTAGAACGGAGCCTGCGGTAGAGCAGTTGTTGGGAGTAAACGCTTTTACTTCGGGGGCGTCTGGAACAGACTCTATCACTGTTTCAGAACCCTCTCACGGTCGCACGACTGGGGACATCGTTAGATTTAGAAAGGTGAACGGTTTTGATGGATTTACGAGCGCTGTTCTTGAAAAGGCGGATGGGTATACGATTACTGTGGTTGATTCTGGGAGCTATACGTTTACGGCATCGTCAGGAACAGCAACAACAGGTGGTCAACGCGGGGGTGGTGAAAATGCGACCGTCGGGCCAGTTACGTTGGAGAATTAAATGAGCTTTACATACGCACAGTTGAAAACAGCTATACAGGATTACACGGAAAACAGCGAGACTTCGTTTGTCACACATTTGCCTGATTTCATTCGTGCATCAGAGGATCGGATATTTAAGTTAGTTGACTTGGAAGTGTTTCGTAAGAACGCAACATCCACGCTGACTTCGTCGGATCCATATCTTTCTGTGCCCACAGATTATTTGTCATCGTTTTCTTTGTCTCTAACAAACGGAAGCTCTAAACAGTTTTTGTTACAGAAGGACGTAAACTATTTGCAGGAGTATAATCCAAATCCTGCAACAACTGGGACGCCAAAATACTATGCGTTCTTTGACATTGACAACTTCATTCTGGCTCCTACGCCAGACAGCAATTATGCGGTGGAGTTGCACTACTACTATCGTCCAGCCTCATTGACGGCTGGGGCAGACAGTGGAACAACGTGGCTCAGTGAGAACGCACCCAACGCTTTACTTTACGGATCGCTCGTAGAAGCGTATATTTACATGAAGGGCGAACAAGATATGCTCGGTATGTATGAAAAGCAGTTTCAGGAAGCACTCAGCCGCATCAAGGATCTGGCAGAGGCTCGTGAAAATAGTGACGCATATCGCCGAGGTTTGCCCGATAGGCCAAGGACATAGGAGTAACTAATGGCAACATCAAATGCAGCAACCACTTATCTGGAACACGCAATATTGCAGTTCCTGTTTAAGAACAACACTGAAAGTTTCGCTACGCTAGGCGACAGTATTTACGTTGGTCTTGCTACGGCAGTTTCTGACCCTGAAGCGGGTACATTAACTGAAGCAACCTTCACCAACTATGCTCGTCAGCAGGTGACCGCAGCTAACTGGACTGTTCCATCAGTAGGCACAGATACGCAAACAGCTACTAATGCAGCAAACATTGAGTATCCAGCTTCTGGCGGAACCAGCAACACCATTACTCATGCGTTTATCGCGGATGCTTTAAGTAGCGGCAACATCTTGTTTATTGGTGCTTTGGATGCCTCCAAGACAATTGCATCTGGGGACATCTTCCGTATCAACGCAGGTAATCTGACTATCGAGCTGAAGTAATGGCATTTGCTATCAAAGACAGAGTGAAGGAAACGACTACCACCACAGGTACTGGCACATATACGCTTGCTGGTGCGGTGACTGGGTTTGAGACTTTTGGATCTGTTGGTGATGGCAACCTAACCTATTACTGTTGCACCGATGGCACTGACTTTGAAGTCGGAGTTGGCACATACACTGCATCTGGTACGACCTTGGCCCGTACCACGATCTTGCAGTCAAGTAATGCTGACGCAGCGGTTAACTGGGGTGCGGGAACTCGCACGGTATTCTGTACGCTTCCAGCGGAGAAGATGATCTTCAATGACAACAACGGTAACGTACAGAACTTTGTAGAACAGGATCCACAGGCTTTGGCCTTTGCGATTGCATTAGGGTAGAACGATGGCAAACTCATTCTTATCAGAAACAGATACGGCAGTAGGTACATCGCCTGCATCCATTTACACTTGTCCTTCGGCAACTGAAACCACAATCATTGGTTTATCAATAGCAAACATCGTCACTTCGCAAATACTTGTTGATGTTATTCTTGATGCAAGTAGCAGGACATCTGGGGCGGAAGATAGTGTGTACTTGATTAAAGACGCACCTGTTCCTGTGGGTGGTACGCTGGTTGTTGTCGGCGGAGACCAGAAGGTGGTCATGGAGCCGGGCGACATACTGAAAGTTGTGTCGGACACAGCTTCTTCAGCCGATGTGGTGATGAGCCATCTTGATATAACATAGGAGTAACACATGCCGTATCAGGGTAATCAACCAGCAGAGGCGTACAGCTCCGTAAGTTATCAAGATCTAACAGGTGGTACAGGCACCAGCTTCACGCTCGACTATGCGGCTGGCACAGCTCAAGACATCGAGGTGTTTGTAAACAACGTGCGGCAAGAGCCGGGCGTTGCGTATACTGTTGCGGGTACAAGTTTGACAATGACTGGTAGTATCATCGCTTCTGATGATTTCTATGTGGTCTTTCAGGGCAAAGCGCAGCAGACGGTAGTGCCGCCAGCTAATAGCATCACCACTGCTATGATACAGAATGGTGCTGTCACACAGGCAAAGCTGGATTCTGGTATTAGCTTTGGTGCTGGATACTTTCAAGGCGATAATGGTAACACAGGCGATACAACCAATGGCTTGGGCGATATCATTCGGTCTCATCAAAAACAACTTGATACAAACGTAACGATTGCGGCAGATGTAAACGGTCTATGCGCTGGGCCTCTTACTGTTGCTACGGGTGTTACGATTACATTGTCCACTGGCGCAACACTGGTGATAGCATGAGTACCTTACATTGTAACACAGTAGAAACCAGTTCGGGCGGTGCAGTCACGCTGACTGGTCAGACAGCAGCAAAGGCGTGGTTACAATTTGACGGAACTGGCACTGTTTCAATTAGGGAAAGTGGCGGTGTTGCTAGTATCACAGACAACGGGACAGGTGATTATACTGTGAATTTTACGTCCGCAATGCCAGATGCTAATTATGCCGTAGCACAAGGTTCACGACCGGTTGTCAGCAATTATGGATATGATAGGTATGGCACCCTTTCAACAACATTCTTTGACTTTCAACATAGAGAAAATCTTAATCTTGTAGATAGTGCATATTTATCCGCTATTGTTGTGCGATAGGAGAGCGAAATGAGTACCATCCTAGTTGACAATCTCACAGGCAAGACCTCTGCTGGCGACATTACGGTGACGAGCGAGGGCGGTGCGGCTACGCAGTCACTACAACAGGGGCTGGCGAAGGCGTGGTGTTACATATCTAGTAGCGGTACTGTGGTATCTGATTCGCTAAACGTAGGTTCAGTCACAGATAATGGTGTTGGAAACTACCAACCAAATTTTTCC